TCAACGTCTAAGTTGAAAGTACCGTTAGTAGCAACTCCGCCTTGTGAACCAGCTTTAGCTGTCATGTATACCGTACGAATTACTTCACGGTTAATTTCAGCAAGCAATTCAGCAGACAACATGTTAGCAAGCTCAGTCTCAGCATCCAATCCGTGGATAGCTTTAAGGTCTTGAGCAAGTTCACTTGTGTACTCTGCTTTCAAAGCACGTGACTTAGCAGTTACAGATACTTTCTCGATAGCGAAAGACATTTGAGCGAACTCAGCAGCCGAACCGTCACCAAGTGCTTCTGCGTCAGCAGTAGCAAGACCAGTACCAGTTGTTTCTGATCCAGCACCCAATGCGTTAGCATGAGTTCCAGCACCAGAATAATCACTATCAGCTTCGTTGTAAAAAGCTTCTGGCTTACCAGATGTGTCTTCGTACTTAGAGCGCATTGCAAAGATAAGTCCTGTAGGACCAGTCATTGGCTGAACGCCAGCGATATCATATGCTACCAAGTTTGGCATTGCACGGCGTACTAGCGAGATCAGTACGGGATCATACTTAGCCATATCAGCAGTTGAGTTAGCTGGTGCGGCTTCTAACAATGATGTAGGCGCCATAATCTCGCCTTGTGACATTGCTGTTTCTGTGTTCTCTAGCAAAGTAGCAGTAACTGCCGCTCTGTGAGCGTTTTGGATGCCTGGAAGAGCAGTATGCTCTAAGATTGGCTTCCACTTGTTCATTAGTTCTTCATTTCTCATTGTGGTTCTCCTTTTTGAGATTTTACTTAGTGTTATTTATAAAAATTTATTGTGCGTTAGAACGGGAAAGCGAATCGACATAACGAGCAACCATTGGATCAATGGCAGCTGGCTTTGCTTCTTCCGCAACTTCTTCCTGAAGAAGATCACTTTCATCTTCGACAACAGGTGCAGACTCAATAAAGTAGTTGGCTTTAATAGCCTCGACTTTAGTGCTATACTCATCAGTTGATTCGTAAGACACGCCTTCTGAGAGAACACGCAATTTTTCAACTTGGGTGTCAGTTAAGTCCTCAGAAATAGTTTTGAATGCAATTTCAAGATCAGCCTTTTGCTTTGCTTCACGAACTTCAATCATTTGCTCGACAATCTCGTTGTATTTAGTAGTAGACTCTTCGAGTTTTCCTTCTAAATCAGAAACGATATCGACTTGCTCTTCATTGATTTCCATGTTATGCTCAGTTACAAGACCCTTGATACCAGACAGTAGTGACTCAGCGACTTCAACTTTAACGTTGCTTTCGATTTGAACCTTGTTGTCATCCATCCAGCTTTCTACAACGTAGTCTAGATATTGATCAACTTTTTCTACCAACTCGTCAACAGTAGCATCAACTTGCTCCTGAAGATCACTCTCAAACTTTTCTTCTAGTGTAGCTGTTTCGGCTAACACCTTTTCGTGTACAGCGGCTTCGAAGATTGCTACTGTTTGTGTTTTAAAATCTTCAGACAAATCAGTGCCTTCAAACATACGCTCGATAGACTCTTTCAAGCCTGCGTCATTTGTGCCCTGTGGGGTTTTAACATCATCTTCGATGTCATCGGCTTTAGCGTCTGCTTTCTTCTTCAGATCGCCTTTACGCTTTTTGACAGCGCCTCCGGTACCTGAGACTGCATCAGCAGAATTCGAGTCTTCACCCGTTGCTTTCGCTTCGTCTAAATCTAGATTCATCTCTAGTTCTTCACTCATTTGGTTTCTCCTTTAATAGTAGGTTTGTTCTTTTATTTATATTATTCATGTTTTTGACAATGAACTTACAAATTTTTCAAATAGAGCCGCAGCCTTAACTTCTAGCTCTCTCGTAGAAACTTTAGCAGTTTCCTTAATCTCTTCTTCTATCTGGTCAAAGACATTAGCCACTGCCCAAGAAGAAGATGCAACATCATATATCCAATCTACGCCTTCCATAACGCCTTTTACAAATGCGTCTGGAGCCGAAGGATCAGCTACGATATCGCCTGCTGTTGCAAGCATGAAATCGTCCTGAACTTCCATAATGCCGTTCTTGTTCTGTTTAATTGATCCCATGCCACGAGAAGAGATCCCTACGAGACCTCCTTCATTGATAATATTCTTAACGATATTACCCATGGGAGTTTCCATAATCTTTGCTCGACCTACAATATTGGATCCATCTCTTTTTAGTTCAGTGAACATGTGAGATACACGGTCCAAATTGATTGTTGGTCCTGCAGGATGTCCAAGTTCACCGTAAGCTCTATTCTTAGCTACGTAATTCTCATTGTACCGTTTCATTTCTTTCTCTAGAATGGATACAGGGTACATACGTCCATTTCTGTTTTTGATATCACCTTGCATGATGATACCTTCGATAAAGTAGTTTTTACCTTTTTTGTTACCCTCTTCGTCAAGTATATCTTCTTGGATATATTGAACGTCTTCGACTAACTCTTTAATTAATAGTGACATATTTGCTCCTTACCTGTAAACAACTGGTGTGTACGAGATAGCGCCAGTAGGTGTAATAGTCTGACCAACTTGCTTCTCAATGATTACAGAATCACCTGGGTGCATCTTGAAGCTGTATGTGAGACCGACTTCACGATCTGCTGTTGCCGCAACTGCGCCAATGACAACTGTGTTTAATCCACTAGCAAGTTCGTTAACAATTCTAACTCTAGTAGCTAATGTGCCTGTGTGTGCGGCACCACTTGTGGCTGCCCCTGCCAGATCAACTGATATGCTTGTACCTCTAATTTCTTGTGCCATGTTATTTAGGTCCTGTTTGCATTGCAAACTGTAAGATTTGAACGAACTTCTTACTGTCGTTTAACATAGCTTCGACTTTTTTCTTATTCTGTGTGTTCAATGCTTTATGCATTTGTAGTATACCAGATGCTGTAGTTAGATCGACTTTCTGTTTCTTGCCGTCTTTAAACTTAATCTGCTTAATAGACTTCGACTTAACGATATCTTGTAGATCAGCGAGTACGTCTTCAGAAATCTCTTCAGCTTCCTCTTCAATCTCATCAAACCCTTCAACCACTTCTTCCTCAGATACAGTAGTAAATTTAGCTGTCATAGAAGATACAATTTCGTCACGCTTCAGCTTTTGAGCATCAGTCATCTCATACATCTTTTCGCCATCTTCCTTAGATACATCAGCGATACGAGGCTTACGCTTCTTACCTTTGATTTCGCCAGAGAACTGGTCATCGGGCGCAACGGGATGGTCTTGCTTAGTAGCGATATGCTTCTTTACAAAATGCAGTTCGTCTTCGGACTTGGCTTTTGTGATGCCAGACTCCTTAGATCCATCGTTCACTCCCTTAGCAACTTTTGCTTCTGAGAACATATCCTTAAAGCTTTTCATGTCGGCCCCTTACTCTTCGTCTGTTGCAACTTCGATGCTTTCAGCGGCTTGAGGCTGAAACATGTCAGTATATTTGTTTTCGATAGCAGATGTCATTTTATCTGCCATAATGTCGTTGAACTTGGATTCGAATTCTGTAGCATCCTTATTCATCGCTGTTTTAATCAATTCTTTAACGCTCATTACTATCTCCTATATTCTATAATCTTATTTATATTTTATCACAACTAGTGCTTGGATTAATTAAATTCGTTATTATCAGAGTCTTCTTCTGGCTCTTTCTCTTCTTCGTCTTCAATTTCTTTATCCATGCTCTCAATATCATCTTCAGACATATACAAAACATTCTTACGTACCCAATCTTGCGAGTAGTACTTTCCTGTATAATCATCAATGTCTCTGAGAATGCCTAGTCGCTCTCTCAAAATTTCACTTGTCTTCAACTCTTCAAAATGGTTATCGCTCATAAAGTCGTATCTAAGATTAGCCGCAATTTTTGGCCAATCTTCTGGAGTAATAACTCCTTTAAGTATCAATTGCTTCTCTAGAAGCTTGTCGAATAATGTAGAAAATCTTGCACGTAGTCTGGATATAAACTTACTAAACTTGATCTCATCACGAGAAATCTCGCTTGCTCTACCTAAAGAGAACCCAGCGTCTGATTCCATTCTAGATGCAGGTACATTAAGAGCTTTATACAATCTCTTTTGGAAGTACAATACATCGTCAAGTTCACCCAAGTTTTGTCCACCTGGTAATGTTGTAATCTCTGTCCCTCTACCACCTTCTCTTCGTGGTAACCAGAAATCATCAGTCATAGACATGTGTCTACGATCATCTTTAACATCACCTGTAGCCATATCATACACTAATCTGTTCTTATGCTTAGTCATCATATCACGTAGATATTGCTCTGCTTTCATTTTAGGCAGATTACCTACATCAATATAGAAGATACGTCTTTCTGGAGCACGTGAAATTCTATAGATAACTACCGCATCTTCCATCATTCTTAGCTGGTTGAGCGGCTTATATGCTTTATGCATGTGAGATAACACTAATGTGCTACTCTCGTTAAGCATGCCTGAGTTTGCGTTAACGATTGAATCTTTTGCAATCTTCAGTCCGTTTAACCCAGACTGTGTTCCATCATTATTAAACTGTTGAGATTGATTACCAGCGATGTTGTTAAAACCCTTTTCGCTGTAA